CTCCCGGCTAATTATGGTGGAACGGATTAGGGACGACCAAAGATTGGCCATGTGTCCTAATACCGCTATGAATTGCTATGAGGACAATCTCCGAACTTGCTGAGCTACTTAATTGTAGTGAATGGGACGTCTTCGAGAAGGCTTTCGTACAAGAGTTCGGTGTTTCAGACAACGGCGATATAGAAACTTCTTACAACAGGTGTTTGGAGACGGGGGTAATCCCATCATGGGTGGTGTCCTTTATTAATGAATATCCAGAAAACCTCTGGGAAACCGCCGCCTCTTGTAGTATGTGAGTGGCTTGACGCATATACTGTAGCCGGATGGGAGAATCTTGACCCCTCCGAGGAGCTAACGACAACATACGGATTATTAGCTTATAAGGATAGAAAGTGGGTTGTATTAGCCATGACGCATTGCCCCGGTAAAGACGAAGGATACTTCGGCAATCTCTGGTACATCCCGCGATCAGTGGTTCGCTCAATCCGAACTATAGATCCAGAACAAATGCCCCGCCCCGTGGTCTCCGACCCTCCCTCCGCACTCCCCCCAACAGGAGATCATGTGGGCGGCGGCTCTACTGAATAATGAAATGCGCTAAATGCGGGACAAAGATAACTGAAGAAAATCGTGCCATTCGTTCCGGGGGCGGGATACGCGGAGATTGTAGACCCTGCCACAACCGCCAGATGAAGAAGAATTATTTTGCGCAGAAGAAAGATAACCTAAAATTCATTACCCAAATAATGCTACGATCAGCAAAGAGGCGATCAACATTACGTGATATCCCGTACTCCTTAGACACCCCTTGGCTTCAGAAAAAAATGAAACGTGGGGTATGCGAGGTAACAGGATTAAGGCTTGAAGCATCAGCCATACGGAGTGAATCAGGGGGACATAGCGGATTTTTTGCTCCCAGCCTTGATCGAATTAACTCTAATCTAGGATACACGAAACGAAATACGAGGCTCGTTATTTGGGGTTACAACCGAGCTAAAGGTGGTAACACAGACAGGGAGGTACAGATGCTCGCATACGCTGTATTAAAGGGACGACTATGAAGCCAGAACAGGCTATAAAAGCTATTGACTCACTCAGAAACGGGAAGGGTTGGGCTTATTTGAAAAGCGTAATGCAGGATGAGATTATCCGCGCCGCCTATCAATTAGCCGACAATCCCAACATGACTGAAAAGGAAGTCGATTTTAGGCGAGGGGCCATGTGGGCTTCACGCCAACTGATAGACCTACCGGACAAGTTGTTTGCTCGACTCGAAGGAGAGGTCGCTCTTAATTCCGCCAAGGCCGATATAAAGGAGACCAACTAATGGCAACAGATGAACAAAAAGTAGATGAACTAGCATCCCGCGCAATGGGACTAGAGCCGCAAAATCCCGCTATACCGCCGGAAACTGCCGCACCAAGTGCTAAAGCTCAGGATAAAGATTCCCCTACTACAGCCGAAGAGAAAGCCATCGAGCAGTCCAGCCCTGTAACTGAAGGTGACAAGATGGGCGCTGATCCAGTCACTTTCAAAATCGGGGAGCGAGAGCTAACCGAGAAGCAGATCGCTTCCACAATGGATAGATACAAGGCGTTGAATTACCAAAACGCTCAGATGAAGCCAGTAATGGAGGTTATAAAACAGCTTCAAGCTAAGTATCAAACAACACCAGATCAACTGGCTAAGGCCATTATGGAGATCGCTGAGTCTCCGAATATCTCCCAAGCCAGCGCGGCAATGGCAGGCGCTCATGAAGGGAACATCGACGTACCTGATGCTGATGCCGTTGCCGATAGATATCGAAGATGGGAAGAGGAGAACTCAGCAACCCTCCCACCGGGCTTTGAGGAGATAGGCCCGACAATGCAAAAGCTGGCTAACATGAATATGGAAACCCAAAACATGTTACGCGCAGTCCTTGCCCACAGTGACGGTGCAGTCCAAGCCGCCGCTCAAGCCAATCAGGAATCCCAGCAGAGAGAAGCAAACAATATGCAACGGGCTATTGCAAACAATCTGGATCGCGCTCAACAGGTATTCCAGATGACTGATGAAGACGCAATAGCTTTCAAAGACTTTGCGGAAGATCGCGGATACACAATGGAAGATTTCCTTGACCCCGATCTTCTAGTTAATGTTGTCAGGGACTTCCGAAATATGGGAACCGAGCCTGAATTAGCACAACTCCGAGCGCAACGAGAACGACGACAAGCCTACTCCGGCTCAATCGGATCAGGTGCCGCAACAGAATCTGCCGCAACCGCTTCCGCTGAACCAGAAGGCCAGACTGATCTGAACCGTCTTGCTGAGCAGATCCTTTCTCAGAGAAACCAGACAGCATAGTAGTATTTCTTTAATTAGGGACGACATAAAACAAATTGTTGTTCACAATACGCTTATAGAAGCGCTACGGCCCTTCTCTTTTCGCAGGTGCGATGGATATTCCGCATAGCGAGCCAATGTAAAAAACCGATTAACATTCCTATTAAGGAGACTAAAGAGTAATGTCTACTCCAATCCAAGGTCTTCGTGGTACGGGTGAATTCGATACCGATTTTCGGCCCAAGAACTATCGTGAACTTTTCACACTCTTGGAGCCAAATGGCTCGGCACCGTTTAATGCTCTACTTGCGATGGCTAATTCAGAAAGCACCGACGACCCGGAATACAAAAATTTTCGGGACGAGATGCCTGAGCGCACGCTCAAAATTAATAATAGCGGTGGCTATAACACAACTGCAACTGCTCTCGTGGTCGATTCGGACGCCAATACGAGGTTCGTTGTAATTGGCGCTCTGTTGACCAACCTCACCACTGGCGAAGTGATGCGTGCTTCTGCTAACTCCAACCCTGCTGTTCTGACAGCTATCACTGTCGAGCGGAATATTGGCGGCACTTCGCACTCTATTGCTGATGATGCTGATCTAGCTATTATCGGCTTCGCGGCCGAGGAAGGGGCAACAAGTCCAATCGCAGTATCGTTTGACGCTGTTGTCGTCAGTAACTATTGCCAGATTTTCCGTACGGCATTCAAAGTCACCAATACGCTGAAATCAACCTACCTCCGCACTGGAGATAAGGAAGATGAGGTGACGACGAAAGGCTTACGGATGCACATGATGGATATCGAACGTGCAATGATCTGGGGCAAGAAACACGAAACAGGCGGTACAACCGCTCAACCTACCCGCTACACTGGTGGCTTGCTCAATTCCATCACGACCGTCATTGATGGTAGCGCAGGCGCTCCCGGATATGTGAATGGCGTTATCAGCGAAGATCAGTTTGATCGTGAACTGATTGAGACTATCTTTGCGTTTGGTAGCAAGCAGAAGGTCGCCTTCATAGGCGCTCGCGTTGCAAGCAACCTACAGAAGATAGGCAAACAACGGTGGAGTCCCACGCAGGTTGAAGGCTCTTACGGAGTCTCCATGACCCGCTACGCCACCTTTGCTGGTGACCTGCTTGTCCATGTACACCCGCAGTTCCGCATGATTCCGGGCATGGAAAACTCGATGCTGATTGTCGATTTCCCATTCACCCGTTATCGCTACCTCGCCAATCGCGACACCCAGTTACTCAGGGATCGTCAAGCGAACGACGAAGATGCGGTGAAGCATGAGTACCTGACCGAATGTGGTCTGGAACTCCTGCAAGACAAGGTTCACGCCTACATCAAAAACTGGAGTGCCCTAACCTAATAGGGACGACAGTTCTCCCGTAAAGGGTTAAAAAGAGGGGGCTGAAATGCCCCCTTTTTCTATGGAGAACCTGATGTCAAATAAAAAACAAAAAGCCAGCCCGAAAACCAAAACAGCCCCGAAAGAAGAGGCCGTATTACCTGATGAAATAGAGATCGAATTCAAGTACGTCTCTAAAGAAAAGGAGGGGATGTTCAAAGTTCTTTACCCCGGCGGAGGGTGGAGACCATCAATGATGGGCGATGGCCGACTTATGTGGACGATAAGCGCATCCGAGAAGGATCGCTTTGAAGCACATCACCATTTCCAGATTGGAAGGATCATCCCTCATCATGGCTGATGCCCGTATTTCCACGCCGCATATTAAGGACGGCAATGCTCAACTTGAATCCCTGATCTTCTCAGCATTAAGAAGGTTTGGTGATTTCGCGCCAGACACATCAGACGGTCACCTGATGAGCATGATGCTTGAGTTCGCGAACCTCACTGTTGATGAGGTTCGCAACCACCCCTACTGGGATGATACCCAACTGGATTACTACACCGCCGTTTCTGAATCAGGCGCTGTACCAGACAATATCATGATCGCTGGCTTACTCACCCAATACGCCCTTCAGCAAGCGTCAGACAAAGCGCAGATGTTCACGATGCTTTATTACAAAACGCTTAATCAAGAATTATGGAACCGTCTCAACACCACCAACACCACGGATGGTGGCGGTAATCGAAGCCCAGCCCTTCAGGTAAGACCGATGGACTCACCCATAAACCAGTCCATTATTACGGGACAAGAGAAAGCCACAACCTAACATGGCTAGTAAGACCAGTTCGCCTACTGGCATTAATAATACTAGAACGGCAATCTATGGTACGTTTTCCGGCTTAGATACGTCTAGGCACGAAACATCTCTTGATACCAGCAAGTCATTGCACATGACGAAACTGGAAAACGGATACTGTGATTTCCAGGGGCAGATTGTCAGAGAGTCCACAGCGCATTTCAGGAAAGGTGGTTACCCTATCGTCCAAATGCGGTTCTTGGATAAAGACCATCTCGTATGGGCTGAGCAACGTGGCGGGGGCATCTACCTAAATAACGATAATGAAGACGAACTCGAAGCCTACGCATCGAACTCTCTGGTAAGTAGCACTACATTCAATCGAAAGGTGCATTTCACATCTCGATTACAAAGATCATTCAACTACGACGGTATCGTTTGGGTTCGCAACCAATCGTTCGCCATGAACGAGATCATGCGTCCCGCTTACTTTAGCGCCGTCCAAAGAAGGATGGTCGCCGCTGGTGTTTCAGGTAATGAGCAAACTGTTTATCTATCTCATGTAGATAATCATGAAGTGTGGGCGGATGATGAAGCGCCAGATAGTGCTGACGCCCTGCGAGGCGGCAAAATAAATATCTCTAATATCGTTGGCTCAGCCGGACGAATCACAGGTATAGCCCCATTCGAGCAAACCAAGCTCGCCATCTTTACTGAAGACAGAACCTTCATTTACGATATAGATCCAGATATAGCTAAATGGCTTCTCGATAACAGGGCATCCATTAACATTGGCTGTGTCTCCCACAACACCATTCAGTCGGCTGGCTCCGACCTTCTCTATTGCTCTCGTTCTGGTATCCACACAGTCCATCGCTCAGAAGATAACGGCATCTTGTTGATGAGCCAATCTTTAAGCGACAAGGTAGAAATTCTCTATCGATCCTTTCTTTCCCAAGTGGATGATCCAGAAACCATCAATGCTGTTTTTGATAGAGACAATAAGCAATACCATGTTTACTTTCCAATTTCTGGCGGTATTACAACGCAACGACTTACCTTAAATCTCAACACAGAAGTAAAGGAGGGAAGGATTAAGTGGTCTACAGGCACTTATCTAAACGCAAGATGCGGAGCGTTTTACGGAGGGCAACTCGTTGTTGGAACCGGGGGTGGCGCTTTCAATGTAGACAAGCCAGAGGATATAAACCCAGATTCAGTGGCCCCAGAGATGACGGCTGTGACTCCAATTCTATGGCTCAAGGATATCGAGAACACGAAAGAATCTCAGAGCCTCACAATAATTGCATCCGGCCCCGGCGAAATAAAAGTCGAGGCGCTGAATGAGGAAAACAAACAATTAGCCTCTTGGGTCATGGAGATCGATGGCGACACGGACGACAACCGCTATATCGGCGTGCCATTATCCAAGCAATATCATCGTCAATTTAACGCCAGATTCAGAGGCTTACGACTTCGCTTTACAGCGAAGTCCAAAGGGCTGGTTCGGATCGTTGGCTTCATCGTAAAAACGAGGTAATCGCATGGCTCGCCTTCGCCAACAGTACCCAAACAACTACCTAACTTCGGGCAACATCAGCACCGAATTTGAGAACCTAGTCAGGTATCTCAATGTTGGGGAACTCGGCAACAAAACACTCGGAGAACTTTTAACTGTCCTATTTGATAGTGATGGTGTATTCCAAGGCCCAATCGAAATGCGCCTTGATTCCACACTCGGCCTTCAATACAGGGTAGGCACCTACGCTGGCGCTGAAACCGGATGG